CTGCTGATTTTTCTTCCAACTCAGACTTGTACTGCTTAAGTACTTCGTCAATTTTTGCGTCTTTTTCAGCTAGCTTCGCTTCAACGTCAGCCATAAGAGCTTCAACGCCAGTTTGTACGCCAGTTTGTACGCGGATTTCTTCGGCTTCGATAGCCTGTGCTTTTTCAACGTCTGCTTCGGCTGCTGCCTTTGCTTCTGCTTCATCAGCTGCTTTTTGCTCGGCTTGCTTCATAGCAATCTTAGCAGCTGTATCTTCAGCTACCTTCTTTGCAAAAGCTTCCAAGTCGATGTTTTGATTTTCCATCTTGATCTCCTGATCTGCGGAATTAATGTCCGCGCTTTGAGGTGTGGTGTCACTAGCTATTCCCGAAGTAATATCTTCATCCTTAGCCAGAGACTGACCTGCTAGATCTACACGATTTGTGAAAGTTTTTTTGAACTCTTCGTACTCATCAGATGAGTCAAAAGACTTCGCGAGCGAAAAAGTAGCTGATTGATTGCACGGTACAGATACTACCGATACCTCAAACAACTCAGCGTCCTTAATCATTAATCCGTCGGTTTCCTTAATGTAATCAGCATCCTTGACTCGGAAACCTACGGAAAAGGCCCCAAGAACACCGTCTTTAACTAGTTCTGCAACATTAGCAGGTGCTGACTTGCTAATCTTACATTCTAACTCCAGGCCGTCTGGTCCTGCTTTCAGACCTGTAGCTCTACCAATTGGTTTATTATAATCATGATTAAATAAAATAATTGGATTTTTTTCAAAGTTCTGTAGTCCACCTTTCTGCCATGCTTCTGCTGAGATGGAATCACCCGCGCGATCAAAGTCAGCCGTGCTTGCCATCCCACGAATCATGACAGAACCATCGTCCTGTTCATGAGTCTTGAAAGTAGACGTCAGATTAAAGATTTTATTCATCATCTTTATCCTCTTTTACTGCTGGTTTAACAGCAGGCTTGACCGCAGCCTTAGGTGCTGGCTTAGGTGCTTTAGGTGGGGCAGGTTTTGGTTCCGATTTTTTTACTAAATCTGGGTAGTTCTTTTTTAGTGCATGAAGTACGTATTTCCATGCTTTAAAACTCCTTTTTACTGAAGGAGCTGATAGAGCTTCTTTAGGCCCTACTATACTTGCGTAAGCTTTGTACTCAATATTAAGAGGCAATCCAAACTCGCTAAAATGTTTGTATGCAATATCTAATACTGTTTTCTTTACTCTGACTGCCATTTAATTTTCTCCTTCTTCAGTCTCGGAAGGTCTTCCTCCCTCCTCTGGATTTACTGCGCTACCCGCAATATTTGCAGGAACTCTTATATCTTCAGTACCTTCTATAGCTTCAAAGCCTAAACGTTCTCTTGCTTCAGCCGGTGTAATAATGCCGCCATTTACTAAAGAAGTATAGTACGCGGAAGAGTCTCGTAATTCTGGTTGCAGTGCGGGAATATTTGTAATATCTTCTGATAACGCAAAGCCAAAATGTCTTTCTAATCCAAAATTCATTTTACGAACAATTGGAAGGATAGTTTCAAGATAAAACATACGCATATTAGGACGAATATTTGCATTATTTCCCGAATCTAACAGAATGGGAGGTACACCCAATGCTTTTAATATAATTTTTTCATTTTCTGCAATAGCTGTCTGAAAATCTAGTTCTTTAAAATTTACATTAGAAACAGAATCTAATTCAATGCCTCCGTCTAATATAAGAGGTCTTCTTCCGCCCGCATCTGGTCTATATCTAGCAGTCCACGATTGTATCATTCTTTCTTTTATTTTTTCTGAAAGTGTATTAGGAGATTTTAATACTAGTCCTGGAACTGCTCCATTCTTAAAGAAGTTATCTTGAAAATCTCTCATACTTCTCATAAGTACCATTGTACGTAATGCAGGCTTTAAACGTGATACCCCTCTATAAATAGAATAAAAAGAATTATCTTTTATATGAATAATTTCGCTAGGCTTGTAGCTAATTACTTCATTAAAAGTAAATTTTTCAATATAAGTGCTATCACTTGCATGTATGTTTATTTTGTTTGCCGGTAAATGGTAAAGATGTACCCCATCAAAATAAATAAATATGTTTCCGTCTATTAAAAAATCTGTTATTAAGTTACGACGAAAGGTACTTATATCCTGAAAAGGGTTAGGTTCTTTATTGAGGAGTAGTTCGACCCTAGAACGTTTAATGCCTTTTACTACACTCTGCATACCTTGGATCTGTCCGCCTACTGTGGTGGAGATTTCGGCTGCGTCATCAACTATCATATTTACGCCGCGATTAACGATTTCTAAATCTTCGTAAGCTCTCTCATAGTTTATTGTTCTTTCTCGAGAAGGGTCTATTTTATTATCATAGTAAGGCTGCGAGGGGTTTAGTTTCTCTTCAACTCCTTCAGGTTTTTTACCAAAAATATTGTTATACCAAGCCATGTTTTTCTCTTTGAATCTCTACCCAACGCATTTGTTTTTTTGCGGTTATTAAAGGAGGGTTTCTACCATAAAGTCTATGCAATTCTAAATGATGAAAGTGGCATAAAGTAACAGTGTCGTTATAAAGTTCCGCCCATTTATCTTCTATAAATTCGTCTCTCCAAATTACAATATACTCGTTTGTATAGTGTTCGGGTCGCTCTTTGTTTTTTTCCTTTAACCAGTCCTTTAATAAAAGGGCAAGCGTATAAAAATGGTGGAAATCCAGCTGTTCTGTCTCTTCACAGATTTCGCAAGAACTTCCTTTTTTATACTTTGATTTGGCTCTATCCCGTATATATTTTATAGGATCTCTTTTGAGCTTTTTCATATTTGAAAGTATATCCAATTTGAGGTGTTATGTCAAATATTATTTTTGACTTGGTATCATTAAAACCCGCTGTTGCTTGTTTCAAACGAGTATAATGCATATCTTAAGGCATCTGCCATGTGTGATGCTCGGTTATGTTTAGGTTTTTCTCTGGCTAAGTTAGGATTAGCATCCCATTGGTATTGGTCTAAGGACATAATACTTTCAGAGCATTTTTGATCAATAAAAAGACTATCATTATCTACTATACTTGCTACATGTGCTATTCCATCAAGAACGGACTTTTTGGCATTAATAGTACTAAGGTCATAGTTTTGTGCAAAATCAAATCTGGTCTGTTGAGCTGCGGAATCAATATAAATATAATCAATATCCCACTTACTTACTAATCTTTGTATTTCGTTAGCATGGTATTCTGTTGTTTTTTCGGCATCTAAATACTCATCTAGTAGGTAGTATTTTTTGTCGTCCCAATCGTACGCAATGACGCAGAACGCAGTAGGATCTCTATAACCAACATCCAACCCAGCAAAAACATCCATCTTGTGAGTCTCCAAGCCTTCTCCATTAAAGACGCACTTCTCGTGGTCGAAGTTCCAAACTTGTCCCTCGTATATATTAAAGTCTGCTTCATATTCTTGCTTAAACTCAGCCTCTGACATAGATTTTCTAGCTTCCATAATATCGTGTTCAGATATTCTGGGATTATCTTTATATGTTGCTTTAATTGAAATCCATTCGGAAAAATCATCTGAAAAACCTCTGTCAAAAAACTCTGAAAACCAGTTGTTACGGCCCCGAGGGGTAGATATAAAAATTGCTTTAGAATTTTCCTTATCCAACGTAGGGCGCAAGGCTACGTTAAATGCGTCCTTACCATCGGCAAGAGCCGCCTCGTCAAAAATAATTAAGTCGTAAGACCTACCTACACAGGAGTCTACTTGATTAACGGAACCCATCCGTATAGTAGAACCGTTTGAAAGTTCTATTACTTTATCTTTAGCGTTATCTTTAGTGACCTCTAGATCAAAGTGTTTAATTAGACCTCTTTGTAGATCAAAAGATATTTGAGATAAAGAGTAGTTCGGAGACATAATAAGAATGTTAGAGCCAGGTACTAAAGATACTAGCTGTCCTATAATATTAGCAATGTATGTTTTACCCTGTCGTCTGGATAATGCTGCACAAACAAAACGATATTTAGGATTATTGATAGCGTTTAAAATAGCTACTTGAGAAGGTAAAGGTTCTATACCAAGTAATTCCATGTAAGGATTTACCTGTAATTTTAGATACCTCTCTTCTGCTACATAATCAAATAAATAATTTGATATTATATCTTTTCGGCTAATTTCAACTGCCATTTTAATTTTGTCCTATTATTTTCAAAACTTACTTTTTACTTCCTACTGCATCTGCGGCGAAAAATGCCGACACTAATACTGCTATTGAGGCAAAATAAGTAGGTGCAATATCTGCAATTAAGTTTGCCGCTGAGTCTAATCCAAAAAGAGAAGTTAGAAAAATACCAAAAGGGTACAGCAAAAGACCAACTAAAGAAAACCATGCCATCTTACGAATAGCATCTCGTTGAGCGTCTTTATCTTCTAATTCTTTACGTTTAAATTCTAAGTACATTTCTTTTTCAGAGTCGGATACTTCGCCGTCTCCATTTGTATCTGCGGGATGATACCCTGTTTTTTCGTCTACCATTTTACCTTGCCTCCTTCGCCTGTAGCAATTTATCTGCTGTTAAGTAGAAATTAAAAAATCAACATAAGTAAGCCTAGTATTAAGCCAAAACCTATAATAGCTGCTGTAAAAGCCACTCCGAGCAGCTTAGCAAACTCAATGTTTTTACGTCTACGAATCTTAGATATTCTAAGCTGTTTTTCATGCTCAAGCCTAGATTCTTCAACACGGGCCATAATTTCATTATAGTCTTTGGTCAACCCTTGCATCATCATTGAGTCTTTTAACTGCTGATTAAACATTGATAGCTGTCGCTTTGCAAGCTGTATCTGCATACTGTCTTTAACAGAGAGGCGACCTACATACTTACTTTCGACATCCTGTACGGCCTCATTAGCTGTGGCATATCGTCCCATAAGACTTGCTAAATCAGTTGCGTGACCCTTTGACTCTTTTATAGTTGAAATTGCATCATTTAATCCTTTAATTACGGATATTACTGTTGCGACTTCGGCAATCATCGGATTACCACTTCACTTTGTCCGCCCAGTATGCGGCACTCATTTTCCCTTTAGCGATGTTTTTGGCGTGTCGTGCTTTAAAAGACGCTCTCTTTTTTCGCATTGCTGTAGACTCGCCGGCCTTCGGCTTCCCTGCCGTTTTAGCTCCTTGCTGGCCGAAACGAATTGTTTTTATCTTGTTACCAACTTTAGCTACTACGATATGGGACTTTTTAGCGTGGCCAGGAGTACGTTTAGGCTTATTAAACCCCGCAACGCCTGCTCGCTTTAGTCTTGAATCTTTCTTTTTTGCTTTCCGTTTTACTGCCATAGTTTATCGCCTCATTCTAGCCTTACGTTTTTTCTTTACGAAGGTCTTAACCATAGTAGGTTTGCCGCCGGGATTGCCGGCTTTTCTTTTTCTACTTATTGCAGACTTTTTCTGAGCTGCAGTCATACGAGCTGCTTTTGCTTTTGGTACACATTTAGGGTATTTGCCTTTCTTTGCTTTCTTTCTCCCGCACTTGGCGTAACCACCTCCTTTCTTAGGACGAGAGATATCTACCCATTCTTCTTTGAACCACTTAGTCAGTCCTCCTTTCGGTTTTGCCATTTTAGTCTCCCGGACTAACGTTTAGACGGTCACTTCTTTTTCTTTTTTCCGTTTTTACGTTTCTTGGCTGGACGCCCTCTTTTCTTTCCGTAGGTACCTTTTCCTGCTGGCATTACTTGCTCCCCATGCGGTATTTACCGCCCTTGGCTTTGTAAGTTTTTACAAGCCACCCATTTGCATAGGCTGAAGGATAAACTGCAAACTTCCGTTTTGCTTGAGCCTTTACTCTTGCATATAGTTTTTTATTCGTTGGAACTGGTTTCTTCTTCTTTACTGTTTTCTTCCTCTTCTTTACTGCCATTTACTTTTGCTCGCCAGTCTACTTTATCAGACTCTTGAAGCTCTGAGAGCTTTTCGGTTCCATTTTCATAGGTTTCCGCCTCTTCTTTAGTTGCGAAAGCTTTTTTACCTACCCCTGGTAAGTATCCTACCCACCGCCCTTTTGATTGAAACATACATAACTCCTTAAATTAAGTTCTAGGGGCTGCAAGCCCTTTATTTATATTTTTAACTCAACGTTTATTATAAAGAACATTATTTTAAATGTCAAGAAATTTTTTTGGTTAGGTTAGTCTGATAATGGATTGTCTAGGGCTCTTTGCAGCTTTTTCTCAAGTCTTTCTTCTAATTCTTTTATCTCTCTGCTAGTGTCGGAACTAAGTGCATCTCTCTTATTTTCGAAGCGTTCGCTTGCGCTATCTATCATCCCTCTTACTTTTTCCTCGGACGCTCGTACTTTATCTTCGGCTCTGTCCGCTTGTTTTTCGATACGAAGTATATCATCACGTAGTCCTGATTTGATATCTCGAGTATATTCAATGGCTTCATCTAGTTTTGTTTCCATTACATCGTTTCGTGCTGCAATAGCGTCTACATCTATGTTTTGTACTACTTCTCTCATATCTGTATAGTCTTTATAGAATTCGAAAGCTGCCCATGATGCGCCACCAAGAGTAGAGAGCGCGGTAAACACTACGGCTGCTTTGCCGCCTTTAAAGGTCATACCTGCGATCTCAAACTCTGCCATTATTCGTCCTTTGAATCAGTAAATTGCAGATTTTTTAAGTTTGCAATTTCCTCTTTTAATTTAGTTACCTCCATCCTTTTCTTTTCTAGTTC